CAAAATTTGCAGTAGCAAAGGAAGAATTAGAACTAGATGAAGTTCTAAAATCTTCCGATCCTACAGGTAAATGGATCCACGATTTTGTTCATTCAGACAATCCTAAATTTGCAGGTAAAAGCAAAAAGGAACGTATTCGTATGGCACTTGGTGCAGCATATGGAGCAAAGAAAAAGAATGAAGAATTAGAAATAGATATTTCCGTTTTGGAAAATATTTCTGAGAAATTAGGATTAGAAATTATTATTGAAAATACTCATTTTGAAAATGCTGAAAAAGCTCGTGCAGAAGCAATGAAGGCAAAATCAAGTGGGGATGAAAAAGGTTATCACCTTCATATGGCAGAACATCATGACCATTTAATACAATGGCATGAATCTAAAGGCAGACATGCTGTTGCCGATTCACACTATGCAAAGATGAATGACCACATAAAAAATGCTGGTCTAAGTGTAGATGAAGGTGTAGACGAGGCAGCATCTGCTTCAGTTCGTATGTACCGAGCTTTACAAAAAGCTAAAGAACAGCGTGAGCGTGAGGAACGTTTAGGCGACGAATTGTTAAAGAAAAAACCTGAAGAACAAAAACCAGTTCAAAAAGAAGAAAAAGATATCTGTCCTAGTTGTGAAAGAGATCCTTGTGAATGTGATGACAGTCATGGTTTTGTTTACGAAGAATCAGAAGACCAAGGTGAATATGATTATGAAGGCGACATGGCTATGTCAGATCTTCGTTCTATAATTCACAATGCTCAACAATTACATGATATGATGGAAGACAATACAAATCTTCCTGAATGGTTACAAGCAAAAATTACAAAAGCTGAAGACTATATTTCTTCAGCCGCAAATTATATGCGTTCAGAAATGAACGAACAAGTTGAATTAGAAGAAGGCTCATTTAAATATCACATGGAAAAAGCAATTGCTGCTCATGAAAAAGGTGATATGAAAAAGAAAGCATATCACCTAGAAAATGCTCGCACTGCTAAGTTTGCTATGTCAACAAAAGACTATGCTAAACATAGAGAGCTGTTGGCTAAGCATAAGCAAATGACTGAAGAAGTGGAATTAGAAGAAGCCGCTAAAGGACATACTATTGAAGCGCACGGCGTTAAGGGTATGAAGAATACACCATGGCGTAAAACTTTTAAACACACAGAACATTTAAACGACTGGGCTGAAAAGAATGATGCAGAAGTTCGTGGCACCAGAGATCTTGAACAAGCAAAGAAGAGCAATCTTTCTCCAGCTATTAAAGAAGAAACTCATCGTATTGGATTAACAGTTACAGATCCTAACCATCCAATGGTTAGCAAGCGTACAGAAACAATACAAAAGACTGTAAGAGCAACAGGCGATAAAGAAAAAGCAATTAAATCAGCAATTGCTCATTATCGTAAAAAAGGCTACAAGGTTCATGATCATCACTATATAGGTACTGTGAATGAAGCCATAGGTAGACGTGGTGATGCTTACACTCGTGACTATCAAAGTTCTGTATCTGGTATGGGACATAAGGATTCTTTTGCATATCATTCTGATGGTGGCGCAAATGATGAAGGCTGGGGTCGTGAGACAAAAACTAAATCAGCAGATCATCCACATTCAGTACACATTGGTGGTAAAAAATGGAAAACATTTGGATCGCAATCTCATGCCACTAATGTAGCAAAGAAAATAAAAGGTGCAACTGTTCATAAAGAAGAAGTTGAACAAGTAGACGAAATTACCAATCAAGCTGCTATTGCTCAATATAAGAGCATTGGTAATATTAGTACATTGAAAACTAAAAAACAAGTTAAACCAAAGCAAACTTTTGAAAAAGAATTTATTAAGGTCGGTGCAAGCCGTCCTTTTAAAGCTAAGGTTAAGGAAGAGACAGAAAATATTGATGAAATGATTGGGCCAAATGCTTCAGTGATGACACCTAGTCAATATGATGCATATAAATCATCATTGAAAAATTTGAAGTCAAAAAGTAAAGAAAAAAAAGAGCCATCTAAAGAAGAGTTGGCAAAAAAATGGCAGAAGTATAATTAATACTTAGGAAAACAAATGGCAATAACAAAAACTATACTTAAAAAAGTTAGACAACAAGCTGTAATTAAGTTTGTTGGTGACGGAACAGCTAACGTTGATTGTAATGTTGATGTTAGATTATCAGATGAAACATTTAGTGGGTATGGAAATGCTAATCTAAATATTAATACAATATACTATAATCAATCTAATTCTTCAACACCAATTACTATAACAAGAAATGGTGGAATATCTTTCCAATTATTTGGAAATGATCAATGGTTGTTATCTCAACAATCCGGATTTGTAGATAATGCAAATAATGGCGCTAATATAGTAGTAACAATTCCTGCACCAGGTGGAACTGTTATATTAGGTTTAACTAAAGCTGGCGGATATACTCCTCCTGATCTGCAAGCATTAAAAGACTATCAGAGACCATAATGAAACTAATTAAAGAAATCGTACAAGACGTTCAGTACATAACTGAAGAAAAAACTGGTGGCGGCAAAAATGTTTTCATTGAAGGCATTTTTATGCAATCAGATAAAGAAAATAGAAATGGTAGAGTTTATCCATACTCTATCATGGAAAAAGAAATTTCTCGTTATCAGGAATTAATTGATCAAAAACGATCATTAGGCGAATTAGGTCATCCTGATACTCCTTCTATTAATCTAAACCAAGTCTCACACCTTATCACAGGTTTAAGATTTGAGGGTAATGATGTAATAGGTAAGGCAAAAATTTTAGATACCCCAATGGGTAGAATTGCCAAGAATTTTATTGAAGAGGGCGTACGTCTAGGAGTATCTTCTAGAGGTTTAGGCTCTTTAAAAGAAACAAAGAATGGTGTTATGGAAGTCCAAGATGACTTCCATTTGGCAACAGTAGATATTGTTGCCGATCCAAGTGCTCCTGATGCTTTCGTTCAGGGCATTTATGAATCTGCAGAGTGGATTTGTGAAAATGGAATTTGGAAAACAATTCAAATTGAACAAGCACAAAAAACTCTAAAGAAAGCATCCAAGGGCGAACTTGAGAATGTCAAATTACAGATGTTCGAGCAGTTCATGAATAGTTTGTCAAAATAACAATTATTATAAATAATTGAGTAAATTCCATTAGGAGACACTACAATGTCAGTAGATAGCAAAATTAAATCATTGCTTGAACGAGTAAACGCTAAAGCTTCTGTTAATGAAGCAGAGCAAATGGGCGCAAGTTCAAGTAAAAAAGATTCAACAATTTCCCCAAAAAATCCAGGGGATTCTGGTAACCCTAAGCAGGGTGATTCTGAAAATGCTTCTTTTGAATCAAGAGATGAAAAAGATGCGAACCAAGGATCTATTGCTGCTAAAGGCGTAAATAAAAACGATATAAAGATGAAATCTGCACCAGGTCAAGCACCTAATTTCACAACAGTTGCTAATCAACCTGAGAATGCAGTTAATCAACCTTCTTCACAAGGTATGCGTGAAGAAGAAGAAAAATCCACAGAAGATGTTGTTTCAGAAACAGCTGAAGTACAAAAAATTGATTTGTCTTCTATCTTCGGTGAAGATCTTTCTGAGGAATTCAAAACAAAGGCAACTTCAATATTTGAAGCTGCAGTTATTGCTCGTGTAAATTCTGAAATGGAAAAAGTTTCTGAAGCTTTAGAAGCTAAGTTCAATACAGAAATCACAGAAGCTAAAGACGCAATGGTAGAAAAAATCGACTCATATTTAAACTATGTAGTTGAGAATTGGATGGCTGAAAATGAATTGGCTATCGAGAACGGTTTACGCACTGAAATCGCAGAAGATTTTATTGCAGGATTGAAGGTACTATTCAAGGAACATTACATTGAAGTACCGGAAGAGAAATATGATGTAATAAGTGAACTACAAGCCAAGTCTTCACAGTTAGAAGAAAAACTAAATGAAGCTATTGGCACAAACGTAACTCTTAACAAGACAGTTGTTGACTTGAAGCGTGCAGCTATTGAGGAAGAACTATCTAATGATTTAGCAGATACAGAATCAGCTAAATTGAAGAAGTTACTAGAGGGTGTTGAATTCGAAAGCGAATCATTATATAGAGAAAAAGTATCTGTAATTAAGGAAAATTACTTCCCTAAGTCACAAGTTAAAGAGTCTCAGATTCCTACTCAGCAACAACATCTAATAGAAGAAAACAATACTGAAGCAACTGACACAATCGTTGCAGATAGTACAGTATCCGCATACGCAGCAGCGTTATCAAGATCAATTAAAAGAGCTTAAATTTTCCCATTCACAGGAGACAGAAATGTTTTTATCAGAACAAGTACAAAGCAAGTGGAAAGCAATTATCGAACATCCAGATCTTCCAGAGATCAAGGACAACTATAAGAAGCAAGTAACTGCTATTATTTTAGAAAACCAAGAGCGTGCTTTACGTGAAGAGCGTTCAGCATTGTTCGAAACACCAGCGAACAACATCACAGGTTCAGATGCCCGTGACGGTGCAGCTATCAAGACATATGACCCAATTATGATTGGTTTAGTACGCCGTGCTATGCCTAACCTAATGGCATATGACATTTGCGGTGTTCAACCAATGACAGGCCCAACAGGCTTGATCTTCGCAATGAGATCTATGTACGGTACAGAACGTGCTAATACAGATACTCGTTCAGAAGCATTGTACAACGAAGCTGACACAGACTTTTCCGGCGCAGGAACTCATTTGGGTTCACAAGGCGCAGGTAACGTTGTTGTTAGCGGCACATCATATTATACAACAGGTACAGGTAACACTACAGCTACAATGGAAGCTGCACAGAACTTTAATGAAATGTCTTTCAGCATTGACAAGACAACAGTTACAGCTAAGAGCAGAGCATTGAAGGCAGAGTACACTGTTGAATTAGCACAAGACTTGAAAGCAATTCACGGTCTTGACGCTGAAAGCGAATTGTCAAACATTCTTTCACAAGAATTTATGTTTGAAATCAATCGTGAAGTTGTTCGTACAATCTACAAAGTTGCTAAATTGGGTTCACCAGCTACAGCAACAGCAGGTACATTTGACCTAGACGTTGATTCCAATGGTCGTTGGTCTGTAGAACGCTTCAAGGGCTTATTGTTCAATATTGAGCGTGATGCTAACCACATTGCACAAGATACACGTCGTGGTAAGGGTAACTTCCTAGTTTGCTCTGCAGACGTAGCTTCTGCATTGGCAATGGCAGGCGTTCTAGACTATGCTCCAGCATTGTCAACAAACTTGAATGTTGATGACACAGGTAACACTTTTGCTGGTGTATTGAACGGTCGTTTCAAAGTATACATTGATCCATATTCTGCAAACCTAGGTGCAGCAGATCAGTTCTATGTTGTAGGTTATAAGGGTTCT